CGCCTGCTTTTGCAACTCAATCTCTGCAATCTTGACCTGTGCGATCTGCTCGGCTGACAACTTGTTGTTGGAGATCATGTCTCCCACCTTATCAGGGTCAACCCCAATGGCCTTGGAGATGGCCGAGACAGCCATGCCTGCCAGTGGGCCACCCATTGCAGTAGCGATGGTCGGTGCAATTTGTTTGAGCCAGTCCATGCTTACCCCTTTAGGTCAAAACTTAGGTTTGGATGGCGGGGATACTGAACCACTCGCTCGCCCTCTGGGCATTTGTATTTAATCGTCGCCAGCAAAGTGGCTTTGCCATCAGCGATCTTTTCTTTTTGCACCATCGTAAGTTGGTACGTGAAGGTGTCAATCTCTGGGCCTGCTGGACCACTAAACTTGCTTGCGGTGGTGGTTGCTTCATGCACCATGCCTGCCGCATCACGAATGCTTGGTGTAAAACTCTCGACAGAGCAGTCGTCACGCTTTTTGATCCGCGCAACAGTGACGTTGATCGGTTTGCCAGCCTCGGCCACAATTTTAAAATGCTCTGGAGTCCATTCAATGATGGCCCTGTCAAGCCAACCGAACTTGTCGGCAAGCGTGTAGCTGCCGCCTAGCGCGGCAACGCTTGCGGCAACTGCTCCGATGGCTTTGGTAAGGTCAACCATAACTTAGTGCCCCTTGATCCAACTTAGGGTAAACCCTATTCCGCTGGAAATGATAGAAACAAAAGCCATGCCTGCCCAAAACCCGCCACGGCCTTGGTTTGCAAGGGCCACCAGCTTCTCGACATGACCTTCCATTTTGTCAATCTTGGTGCTCATCTCATCGAAGCGACGTTCGTAACCCTTGACGCGCTCCCACAAGACTCCGTACTTCACTGGGTCGATCTCGGCCATTTCTGCTGATTCCATCATGAAAGTTCCCGTATTTTAACTAATTTGTATTAACGTGCAAGGGCGTTTTGGTTCTGCTGCTCACCTGCCAGGGCGTTGGTGGGTGTAGCAATTGTGGCAGCGGCACGAGTAACAGCAGCGCCCTTGGTGCCCCACGTCGATGGATCACTCATTGCCTTCATCAAACTGCTTCGTTCTTTTGCGGGCAGTGTTGCCAGCAACTCGTCAAATGTGTTTGCGGAAAGTGACGACTCAGCCAGCTTTGCAACGGTTCCTTTGCCAACTCTTGCGCCAAGTGTTTCCAGCACTTTGTTTGCAACTGCAATTAAATTATTTAATGGGTTGGGGATGCGATGGTTGACAAGTTCTTCCTTGATTAAATCTGACGCTCGTTGCTGACCAGCGGTAATTTGCTTACCAATCGCTGCTTCGGTTTCCAGTTGTTTGGCTACCTCACGCACTTTTGCAATTTGGTCTGGCGTCAGCACTTCGCTTAGTGATTCAAACCGAGCACCGCCACGGCCGCCAGCGCGTTTAAGCATGGCTTCCTCGCCGCGTCCCAAGATGTTTAAGAAAGGCGTAATGCGCTCGCCACCGCCTGGTTTTTCCAGCACGGACACCATTTCGCGCAACACTTGCGCTTGGTTGACGGGTGCGGACAAATCGGAAAACGTGCGGCGCGCTTGGCCATACTCTGGGACTTTGGTCTCAAAGACATTGACAAAATCGTCTAACAGCCCTCGGGCTGCCATTTGCGTGTCGCGCCCAATGCCCGTAGTGGCGGTCGGGCCGTAGGCAATGTCAGCCAGCGACCGTTTAATGTAGTGCAGCGACTCACCAGTAATTTCAGCGGATTCGCCGGGGATCTCTCGCATGAGGGGGTTGCCCGCCGCGTCAAGCACGCCCGTGGGTTCCATTCTTGGCGCAGATGCTTTGCCCATAATGAAAGGACGGCCTTCCATTTTGGCCAGCTTCGCTGCTGAATCAAGCGTGCCTGATGGCATACGCGAAATTACACCCACGAGATCAGCGTCGATCGGCACAACTGCTTTGTCCGCAGCGTTGTACAAAGGCTGCGACATGATGCGGCGTGTGTTAATCGCCTCTGTCAAATCTGGCGTAACGTCAGTCAGCGTAGATTTACGAGCAGCTTCCTGAGCAACCTCAATTGACATTCGAGTGTCTGCGGTTGGTCTTGCGCCTTTAGGTTGAGCACCCTTGATTGCGCGTTCCATAGTAGCTTGCGCAGAGGGTGCAACAAGACCAGATCGAGCAAGTGCTTGCGGTGCAGTCAAATCCAACCCCTCGGACTGCGCTTTTTGCAAAGCGGCTCTTGCTGCGGCCACTTGTTCGGGTGTACCCAGCGAATCACGGGCAATTTTGGCCGCAAGCTGATTAGGCATTTGCCGAATATCGGCGATTTTTGACGCACCTGCTTGCACAAGCCGGTTTACCACAGGTGCTGCAAGGGGGACAGCGCCTCCAATGATGGCACCTGTTGCAGCCTCATCAGGGTTAATGATTGCTGAAGTTGCACCACCCAAGGTTGCGCCGCCTGCTACACGAGTGGCAAGATTGCCTTTAGAAAACCCGCCAGTGCGGATGGCTTGCGCCAGTGGTGCTGCTGCGGGAATCGCCCTCAAGGGTGCAGCAATCGCCATGCCCACAGGACCAGTGCCTAACACCTCGCCGCCCAATTCGCCTGCGCCTGTGAAAACCGGAAACTCTTGCTTAAACGGCGCGACAGTGGCTTGCGATTGGGCAAGGCGTCGAGCAGCATCTTCTTGCAAAAACGCGCCTGCTTCTTGCACTATGTTGGTTGGCCGTTGACCTGTGACCAAACCTGACAAAGTTTGATTGGGCGCAAACACGTCACCAACAGCCGACAGACCCTTACCCAACAGTCGCTGACCACCCAGCATGACGTTGCCACCGCCGCTGATAACGCCCTGAGACACTGCTTCGATGGGTGCACCAATTGTTTCCAAAATACCGCGCTCTTTGCGTTGCGGTGGTATTTCGCTTGGTGTAGCAGGCGCTGCGAGTTTGCTGATGTCGTACCCGTTGGCTTGTAGCTTGGCTGTCAAATCAGCTTTGCTCATCCCCTCGGGTACGCCTTTGATAATTGTGCCATCGGGCAAACGAACGTCCATTATCGTAGGCTCCCAAAGTCAATTACACCCCCTGCTGCGCCAGCAGCAGGCCCAACGCCTTCCGCAGCCATATCGTTGGTTGCAAACTGACCCTTGCGTTGTTTCATCAAACGCAACACAGTTCTACCTGCTTCTTTCCTAATTGCTGTGGGCAGCGTAGGATCGGCCAATTGACCGGCAGCTTCTTTGTACGATGCGGTGTCCCTGTCAGATTGCGGTCCCTCAAAACGAGGAATCATTTTCAATGCCAAATCAGAGACAGGTGCAATTTTTCCAATGGCAATTGCGCCTTTTGTTGCTTGACCAACAAATCCTGCGCCAAGGTCAACCAATCGACCTGCACCACTGCCCGTAGATTGATCAATTAAGCCGCCATCTTTTGTAATGTCGCTTAGTTCCTTGATTGCAAAATCAAGGTCTTTACCCATTTGAGTTCGTTGCGCTGCGGCTTTTTCAGCAAACGCAGATGGCTTACCTTTGACTGGAGCACCACCCTCGCCGGTAACTGGTCTTGCAACTGGTGCGCCACCCGATGGTAGGCGGGACGGTAGCGCCATTAAGTTGCCCTGCGCATCCTGTTGATACGTGACACCTTGCGCGTCTTGCGCCAGTCGTTGCTGCGCCAAATTGAGTTGGCCTTGTGACACGCTAAGCTGCTGCTGCGCAATTTTGTTGGCGGCAATTTGTGCTGGCGTCATCTGGAATGCCGCTGATGTGCCGGGTACGATAGTTGCAGCACCACCTAATCCCGGAGTTTGCACAATACCTGTTGGACCAACACTGGTAACAGGCTTGTTCATCTCCATAAACTTCTCAGCGCCCACTTGTGCTTTTTGCACAAACGATGCAAAACTAGCCGGATCTCGCGCAGCGTCTAAAATCTGTTGGCGACCCATTTGCTCGGTGATGCCAAATGCTTGCAACCGTTTGTTGATGACCGGATCTCTGTGTGTGGCATCGTGAATTGCCATCGCATCTTCAATTGTGCGAACATTTCCCCAAGCACCGCGAATCTGTTTCATCGACGTGTCAAACAACTCGTTTTCTGCTTTTTGCATCGCCAGCGGCTGCGCAGAAATCTCACCTTGAGTTTTTTGCTGCGTGAGTCTTTGAGTTTTGCGATCTTCTATTGCTTTGACAAAAGCAGAGTACGCAGGAATGTCGCCCGATTTCAGCAGCGCATTGGCAACGGCTGTTTCGTCGGACCCGGCTCCAGCAAGCGCGTTTGTTCGGGCAATGTCACGAGCCTCTCCACGCTGTGCTGCGCCAAGTTGGTACTGAGCAAGGGCGTTTTGGTTTCCCGCCTGCTGGATCGCCATGACACGACCGTACTGAGCCAGCGGGTCTTGCAGTTCAACACCTCGCGTCGATAGTGCAATGTTAGGGTTCACGAGTGACATATTTAATCCTTAGGGTGCCCAAGTTCCGCCTTGTGACCAATCGCCGCCGCCTCCGCCGCCCCAAGAAGGAGCCATTGTGGGCATAAAATTGGTACTACTACCGCCGCCGCTAGACGATGGAAACATTCGGTTAAGCATTTGGCCTTGCATGTACATGTTGCTTGCACCGCCAAGAGCGCCAGTCAATGCATTGGATTGCCCTACGTAACCTGATGCGCGAGCTTGACCAGCAGCACCGATTGCTTGTCCTGCACCTGTCGCATAGTTTTGCCCCGCAGAGGCCAACTGGTTAGTTGACGTTTGCCCAACACCAGCCAACGATTGCAACGGGTTTAACCTACGGTCGCGTTCAATTCCGTAACGGTTAAATGCGTTCTGGTATTCCTGTGACGCCAAGTCTTGACCAAATCGCTGGATACCCTTCATGGCAGCGCCTGACAACAAGCCGCCACGGGCAGCAGCGGACCGTTCTAGTCCTTTCATACCTTCAGACATGCGGAAAGCATAGCCGGGGTCTTGTTGAAACTGGGCCATGCCAAAGTTTTGGTACTCGGTCAACGGAACCAGTTTGCTCAGTGCGTTAACGCCAGCCTCACGAAATGGTGCTTGCAACTCAATGTTGCGCTCAAACATTTCTTTTTGGATTTCAGCAGCGCGGTCTGCTGCTGCTGCTTGCGTGGACGCTGCTTTTTTGGCACCCTGCCCAGCAATAGCGCCACCAAGGATTGCGGCACCGCCGCCAATAAGGGCTGCTGTTACAAAACTCATGGTTTCACCTCAATCTGCTGGTTTTTGACTTTATTGCCAATGGTAAACATCGAATTTGGATCGTCTTCCACTAACTCTGATTCTACTTCTTCAACCGTGTTTGACTCAACTCTGTGAAAAGTCATGCACAGCGCGTCTGTTTCCGCATACACGGCGCGTTTGGTTCCGGGGCTGCTGCACAGCAGCATTGGCCCAGTAATGGTCTGAACCCCATCGTCCGTGGTCACTTTGACAGTGCCCGAAACGATCATGTAGAAATGCTCTTTTTTGTGGACTTTGCCCACAATTAGGCATCCAGCAGGACGCCACACTTGACGGCAGTACATGCCGCCATGAAACACATGTTCCGTTGGCGGCTCGTATTGAGGGTGCTTAGAGATCTCGTCTTGCAACGCTGCAACACGCTCCGCAAGCGTTTGCGGTTTTGCAACAGCGAACCCCTCACCGTAAGTGACTGTCATTTGCATCAGGTCACCTCGCGGCCAGAAACCCGCATGTTGATGGCGGTGGCGGTTCCAGCGATTGTACTGATGAAGTCGCCGGGGTTCAAAACCTGCCCGACCAACTCGGGGAACGTGTAGACCTCGGACGGCTGAAGCGTCTTGGTCTTGGTGATCAGGTTGCTGTTGCCAGCGGAGAACGACACAGTGACCAAGTTGACCGAGATCGTGGCAGCACTGGCGCTGTAATTGGTCGCAGTGAACTTGTCGATGATCGTGGTCACACCGTTGGCGGTGTACTGGGTTGTCTGGCTGTTTGCAACATCTTTCGATGGCACCAGATTCTTGACGGTGACTGTCATTTCAGAGCCTCCAGTTCAGCCTTGATTTGGTCAACGGATTTGTAAATCCTTGAGACACCTTCGGATGTCTCAACTTCAGATTCAACCACGTCAAAGTCATCAGGTACTCTGATAACCTCAAATGCGTCTACATCACGGTGTGAGTCTTTGGCAATCGTATTAATTGCGCCATCTTTACAAAACAGTTTCATGATTGATCCTTAAACGAGTGCCGTCCACACAGAACCAGTATTACTCGAAATGTAATACTGAGTATCACGTTGCACTCCAAGCACGCCGCCCTTTTTGTAAACCCGACTGAACGAGTAAGCAACAGGGGCGTTTGTCAAAGTTTGACCACCAACGTAAAAATCATTGCCATCGTAAATCTTGGACAAATCAAGCGGCCAGTCAATGCGGCCCGGTCCCGGACCCATTTGGTTGTCACGGATCATGCACGAGTTTGTGTACGGATCACCAGCAAACACGTTTCTTAAGTCACCACCAAAACTTGCCTTGTAGTTGTCGTACACAAACATGAACCACTTGTCTGTGTAGTTGCCGAGGGCATACGTGATGCTGATGAAGTTGTATGTGGTGACTTGATTGCCGTTAATTTTCCAAGTCACTGTGCCGTTTGTGTTGGCTGGTGTTGGGCCGTTGCTCAAATAAATAAAATGAGAAAAAGCGGAATCGGCACTTACAGCGGCACGGCTTAATGGATAGTTGACAAAGTTGTCAGCAATTTCAACATAGTGGTTTGCTGTGACGCCAGCAGCGGGCATAGCAGGAACTGTGAAATACGGCATTTGCTGACGCACTTCCACGTTGTTCTTCGTGACGCGCTGGAAGAAGCCCTCGTTGCTGTAATCTTGGTTTGCCAAAAGCGGTGGTTGTGGCTGAAACATAATCGCCGAAGCGCCGCCCGACCAACCCGTGCCAATTCGCACCACGTTGCTGTCAATTGTGGCGTCACCAACTTGCGAATCAACGCCGACCCAATCGTTGATCAATTCAAGTGATCCGTCAAGGCTCATGTAGTTGCCTTGCACCAATGCTGAACCATTTGTCTGCAATTTGATGAACCGACCCTCGCAATCACGAATGTGGTTGTTGACAATGTTGATGGCAGATTTTTGGTAGTTGCCAGAACCGTTTTGCTGGCTAAATACAACGATCCCATCGGCATCTGCTTTGTCTCCAGTAACTCCAGAATGACGCACGTTTGCAACGGTGTTGTTGGCGACTGTCATTGCAGCAAAACCAGTGACCCCAATGGCTTGACAGGCCAATCCTGTCTTGGCGCGGGTCACGTTGCGCACAACGCAATTGGTCACACTGGCAAGGTAACCCCAAGCAGTGGAAGAAACGGCAATCGGCAAAACGCTTGTCGTGACGCCAGCGTTATCAACAGCGTGGCAATCATCAACAGTACAGTTGTCAATGATCATCTGTTCCGCAAAAGCAACCGAGGTCGCAAAAATGCCCGCAGCCACTTTGGTATTGCACTTTACTTGCAGATTCTTCACAAGGATTTGTTTGGCGTCTTGGAAACGCAAAAACAATGCAGTGTTGGCAAATACGCTGGGATTGCAATTGATGATGGCACCCGGCTCACCTTCAACAGCAATTCTGATCTCTTGTGTTACACCTGCGTAATTTGCATTGCCGACTTGCTCACTGGTGAAATAAGTACCCTTGGGAAAATACAAAGTGCCGCCACCATTGCCGATAACAGCAGTAAAAGCAGCATTGACGGCACTTGTCACATCAATCAGCGATGTGTTTGCCTGTACATCGCTGATTTGAGCAGTCGTCATAAAGTCAAACACGCTTACGCGCTCTTGCAATTTGCGGTGAACGGTCTGACCAACGGCACCCGTGTACACACCTGCCATGTTGGCTTGTTTGAAACCGATTAGCGCATCACCTTTGGCAACATCTGATGTGTCTGCAAGATCAGCAAGAATTGACGATTCAATTGCCGCAAGTTGTGCGGCGATGTCGTTGATGCCTTGAATGTTGTCCTTGGTCCAAATTTCAACACCAGTCGAGGTTCTGAGCACAAACTTGCAAAACGTACCCTCAGTCATCCAAATTTGATTGGCGACACGACCCGCAGCATCCAGAACAATGGGGTTTGCGTTTGCCACGTTACCCGCACTGGTTGTATACGTGGTCAGGGGTGTTGTTGTGCCTGCGGAATAGGTGTACAGCAAGCCGCCCGACAATGGGGTGCCGTTGTCGGTAAACAACTGCCAGCCAGCGCCAGCAAGGGGAGAGAGTCGAACGGTCATGCTTGCTCCTGTGCAATCAAGGTTTCAGAGGCCAGTTTCTCACGGAAAGCGGCCACAAGTTCCGGGGTGTGTAGTGCCGCACAAACCGCCGCAACCCGAGTATCTTCGTTGGCGTAATCATCGCCCGGTCGGACAACATGGCGATGGTACGTTTTAGCAATTTCTACACCATTGTCCACAATTTTAGTCGTTGTTCGCACTTGCACAAAGCTGTATTCACCCACGACTTCAATTTGGTCTACTGCGGTTTGTTTTTCCAACATCTTGTGTCCTTATACGTTGTAGCTGGTTGACACGACAATTGACTGACCCGTGCCGAGTGGGTATGCAGCGTTGTAATACCAGCAATTCAAATCCGTGCTGCTGTTGTTAGCGTAGCAGGCAACCATGAGCGCACTGTTTTCGTTCCATCCCGCACCCGTGTAACGAGTCAAGTCGGACGAGGGGATAAACGGTAAACCGCCGATGATGATGTAACCCGCACCAGTCCCGTTGTTGGTGATCGCAACCCTTGCCCAAACGGTAACTTGCCTGCCAATTTTTGTGTATCTACCAACAACCGCACCAACAGTGGTAATTGACCCACTACTTGATGTGACAACCGGAGTCCAGTTACCCTCTTCGTAGTCGTCAAGGGTGTTTGCGTCAGTCGATGGTGACTTGGTTGCGGGGAATGTGACGCCAGCACCAGAGGCTGAAGCCGTTGCACCGCCGACACCAATTGTGTTGGCAAACGATGGGCGAGTGGCGAACACCAGCGATCCACTACCTGTCTCGTCGGTCATGGCTGCGGCAAGGTTTGCCGAGGAGGGAGTTGCCGCCCATGTACCCACTGCCGCTGTTGAGAAGCTGATCGTACCGCTGCCGGTGATTGGGCCACCTGTCAGACCGGTGCCGGTTGCCACACTGGTCACGGTGCCGTTGCCAGTGCCAGCGCCGATAGCAGTTCTGAACGTGGCTGCATCAAGTGTAGACACCGAGTTGTCGGCGTTGATCCGCATGTAAGTGACAGCACTCGGATTTGCCAGCGTAAACAGGTTGGAGCCAACCGTGGTAGCACCAAGCGAGGTGCGACCTGTTGCGGCAACCAACCCCGTGCTGCCACCATCCCACTGCCTGCGTTCACTAAACGCAGTG